CTAATTTAGATGAAGGACAACTATTTGCAGATTATAGATTTGCAGAAATGTCCGACAGCAATTACTTAAAAGGTAGATTTAATCTATTCTATGATTTAAATAAAGGTGACCAATATTATTTAGAATATGAGGAGGAATAATGCAAGACTTAACTATATTAGATTCTGATAGTCCCGCAATTGTTGCAATAAAAAAGAGCCTAAGTACAAATGTTCCATTGATAAAGCAGTCAACACATAATCAGGTTCTAAATTTTATTTTAACTTTATTCTTTCTTGGTTCTACTATTGCATGGGTGTGGGTTACACTTTTTTGGTTTAGTTCTGTAATTAGTTTTATTCTTGCATTGTTTACTTTTTGGGTTTTTCTAGGGGCTGGAATTTACGCATTAGATGAAATGTTTTGTGATATTCCTGAGCAAATTAGGAGAGCAAAAGTTAAAGAAGAAACAAGAATTAACAATATAATTGATAAAGAAAACAGAGAACTCTTGGCCAAGCAAGAAGCAGAGGCATTGGAAGCAAAAGAAATTTTAAGACAAAGGAACGAAGAAGAGAATGCTCAACTTATGAATGAAGCTTTAAAGTTTTATCTATTGAATAAAAAGGGAGAATAATGTTAGGTTATACAAAGGATGATTTAGATCGAATGACTAATGCTATTCATGACGCCAAGCTTTTTTATATTATTAACACAACTGCTCCATATGTAGACAGAGAACTCTTAGTTAATGATTTGTTAAAAGCAAAGGATTTTCTTGATGGACTATGGGCAGAAGGGTATTTTGACCATGCATAATCATTATTGGGAATGTGATGATGTTCCAGGATACTTTTATTGTGCCTGCGGAGTTATGGCTATTTATAATAGGGAAACGGGAAAGAAGGATATTCATGACTAAGTCATCTGTATTCCTGCAGTATATGAAGTTACATCTAATTAGTTTAGAACAAGATTTAGAAAGTAATCCTGAATCTATCAATGTAATTGATATCCCAGGACAAATTGAAGCAACCAGGCATTTATTGTCAGTGGCAACTGATATAATGAACTCTACTAACGAAAGGTATGAATAATGAACTCAGAAGACATTGGGCTCCCGCCCCATTTACAACGTTTGGTTAATGCTGGAGTACCAGGCCTTGACATCATGCACGGTGAACTTAAAAACCTAATGCTGATTGCCGAGCAGGAACTAGCAGACGCAATTGAACGGGAAGAAGAGTCAGAAGAAGCAATGGATTCCATGCTACGTACAGAGGCAGAAGGAATGCTTGACGCATTAGTTTTAATATATCAATTAACATACGACCTATCATTTGCGATTGGAGCACGAGATGAAGTCTGAGGATAAAGATAAACTAAACAAATGTTTAGAAATTCTAGACGACACAGACTTAGGTCTATCATTAGTTTGGCTATGGACATGGTCAACAATTAATAACATCCTAGAGGACGAGACCTACAAGGCCAACGTTACCAAGGATGACATGTGGGACCACCTCTGTGAGGCTGTAGAGGCTGGTATGGGGTTCTCCCTGGAATACGGGGCGGAACAACATCATGAGGATGTACAAGACTGGATGACAAGCAGGGACTACATTGTAGACACAATGTTTGAAGAAGAAGAAGAAGAGGAAGAAGACGAAGATGAGGATGAGTGACAACTATATTAATGATCAGTTAAGCACAGCCCAAAAGCTTTTATGGAGTGGGTCCGAAACTGAGAACATCGCAGCTCACAACATTATATCTAAACTAATACAAGATAGAGTAGAGCAGGCAGATCAAAATTAGGGGCCAAGAAATTGGCTTACGGTAACTATTTACAAATCCGTGAAAAGTTGCTATAATTAATAAAACATCTCTTGAAAGGGGATTCAAATGACAACAAAGCGTGAATATCTAAAAGCTCAGGGCATTACAGTAGGTGTACGTGGGCGCTTCTCAGGAGCAGCCAAGGTAGTACTAGAAGAGGCGCTAGCAAAGGGCCTTACATTTACTGCAGAGGTACCTGTAAAAAAGGCGAAGTAAAACTTGGGACGGGGTTAGGGCATCGTTGGTCCTTGACCCCGTCTCTTATTTTTGGTATAATCGAGAGTTAGAGGGCGGAGGCAAGAAATGGCAAAGGCAAGTTCAATAGAAACAAAAGCAGCCGAGAAGGTATTAGAGGCTATGGATAGTCATTGGTTTAATCCAACTATCATGGCTAGAGAATTAGTCAATGGTTGTGGATATTATACTCAATCTAAGGTAATGGAACTCGTTGTAGAAATTATCAAACAGACGGCGGGACAATTTGATAATGCTTGGGAAGAAGGCACTACATCAGAAGCACTAATGATGGCAGATAGACTAAATGATTACATTGAGAACTTTGAGCCTATCACAGCATAGGATTAGATAAACATATATAGCCCCAGATATCCACAGGATCTACACAGGTCTTGTGGATATCTTTTTTTGTGTGTGCATAGGGGCAATATATTTCGTTTACGACCAAGCTAAAAAAATCGCTGGAATATTCAGCATATTATAATAAAATGAATATACTATCTAATAAAACATATAATGAATTAGGCATAATATACCCAGAATCTGTCAGAATTTATATACAATTGTTATACAAAATATGTTGACAATGTGGGCCAAATATGCCATTTACGGGGCTATTGACAAATTCGCTGGAATATGCAGAGCTTCTCATATAAGTCCATATGCCCCTATTGACATTACGTGTTAAGATCTGATATGCTCGATATCATAGTATTGTTTAAATAGATATAACTATAGTATATGATAGGTAATCTATAGTATATATTCTCCACTATGCTCCACTTTACTCCACTATATAAGCCTTCTAAGGGCTATATGAGACAAGGAAAACGGGAGGGGGATATAGGAGTTAGGACTTAAATTACTCTATGTACATGCTAGGCAAGTATGCCTTGCATCTGTTACAAAATAGGTAAACCTGTCCAGTATAGGGATCATTCTCAGCTGTTAGTGTAGATATAGCATGTCCTATTATTTTGCAGATCAGGTAATTAATCATTCTTGCTCATATCAAAGGTATTAGATTCCATCTCTTGATAGAAATACTTCTTGCCTAACTCTATTAGATCCTTTAGTCCTTGGGGTTCTAATACGTATTGTATTGATTCCCCGCCCTTTTCGAGCTTAAGTGTGACGACATAGACGTCATGTTCAGGGTTATGCTCGTATGTGGCTATACCAATGGGAGATAGATCTATTACGTTCTCTATCCCAGCATCCTCTAAATCTCCAGGTTCTGGAATTTCAGATTGTTTAATTATATCTGATATTAGGACTTTCTTCATGATGATAAACACTCCAAACAGACAAATGGGACATCGTCTTGCTTAATATATAATTGCTTGCATTTGCTACATGCTACCTTATATGGCTCATATGCCTTGATAAACTTATTATAAGATGACTCGAACTTATCCACAGCTTATCTCAGAACCTTACAATTTAGACAGTAAAATGGGCTACGCATATCATCCATATTAATCACAATTGTCTGAGCACATTTGTGGCAAGTAGCCTGCATGAGGTTATGCTCTTCTAGATCATATATTGAGATCCGCATAGTCTTTGTGTAATATACCTTAGTAACGTACCACGTTACTAGTATTGCTAAAATAGTTATCATTCAAAATCTACCTGTCTCTCAAAGTCCGAATTGTCTATACTTCTAGGATTCGGCATGTCATCATCCATGGCACCACAATTAAAGCATGTGACTTGACCATCAAGGTCTAATTGATAGTCGCATCCATATTTATCACACATTGCATCGCTCATACTATTATTGTAGCATATTAGTCAGGTACTGACAATAGGGTTCTTATTTTCCGCTTCACTTTTTCGCTTCACTAAATGGGGCCTATATGGGCTATATTAGTTATTTCTAGCTATCTTAGCAGCAAGCATACGCATGCCTACGGCATTAGTTACTGACTCTTCGATCTCTATGGCCTCTATAGCCCTTGCAATCTCTTCTCGTAGTGTTAATTCATCTAGGCTCATGTTACTCCCATACCTTTAGTTTAAATATATCTGATGCCATCTCTGGGTATGAGTCGGCAAGCTTTTGTAGTTCTTTGTTATACTTTGTTTTACTGCCGTAAACTTTTGCGGCCTGCAATTTCTTTAAGATATCCATGGCTTCTTTAGGAAGATCAACGCCAGAAGGCTTCGCCTTTGATGGATTAAGCATTGACTTATCTCTAGATGATTTCATGTTATGCAGCCAACTCTTCTTTTTCCATATCAGTATATTTTACGAAAAGCTGTGCAGTCCATGCCCACAATGTAAGAATAGAAAATATAAATACAAACCACAGGAATGTTCCCATATTGTTTACTATACCCATAATAGTAACACCAATCATGAATAAGATTAATAGTAAAAATGGTGATAAGAATATTAATAAGAAAATGTTTGCTTTAGTTTTATTATTCATATTTTTCTCCAAACTGATCCGCCGCTTGAGATACTCAAACACTTAAGGCTTCCAATGCCCTTGAACTCAAATACTTTTCCAGGAAGAAAACAAGGGTTACCTTCTGCATAAGAAAATATGTTAAATGGTTCTAGAAACATTTCCTTCATTTTATAATAATATTCACGCTCTCGTTGCCAATCGCCAATACACGAATCCATATGATCTTTCTGCTCTTGCTTTGTGTAACGATACGTTCCAGACTTGTACTCCTCACCAACTCTTGCAGTGTAAGTATTTCCCGATTTTGTTACAGTAGCAACATAACTACCAGTTGGATATGTATAGCTAAAACTTTTTAATGGTTTACAGTTATGCTTTGGAGAAATGTAGTAGTCTTTATAAATCCTATTCCACTCTTTTAATTGTCCTTCAACTGTTGTGTCCATAGATTTAAGATTTCCTAAATAAAAATTATAGTAACTTGACATAGTGTCTTTGTAGTAATTGTCATTGTAATATCCTTTATCATTTGGGCACTTATACCCAAAAAAATGTGTTAAGCACTTTAGTGTCCAAATACTGTAATCTTTTGATGTAAAAACAGCAGTAGGAACTGCATACGTCATTACTTTTGCATAATTATACTTTTCACAATCTTGGTAGTTGTTGTCCCCACCGTCCCATTTAAAAACTTCAAGCAATAGGTTATCTACATTTGTTGCACAGGGTGCTGTTGCTTTATATTTTGCTACCATTTGATCTATAATCTGATCGTTAGCCTGGGCTGGGGTAAATCCAACTGAAAATAAAACTAAAGCTAGAATAAAGGAAATCTTTTTCATATCGATCCTTTGTTTAAATACATTGTCCGCCTGACCCTGTATATACTCTAAGTGTACTATATATTGGTGGGCTAGTCAATAGACTTTTTGCCCGCCTGATTCTCATGGTATTGCATATGAAAGTCATATAGCTGGTGTGTGACCGCACAAAAACATATGGGGCAATGTGTGATCCATTGGGACTTATCCTCCCAGTGCTTACTCATGCTTCAGGTGAAGGAATCGGACCTTCATTGTCGGTTTCGGAAACCGCTCTACGACCACTATAGGAACCTGAAAAGGCTTATAGTGCCTTTTTCAGCTTCTTCATTGCTCTATTAAACTTTAAGTACTTAATTGGGTTCTTCCACCATTTAAGTGGAAGCTTTACCTTCTTCTTTGTCATGTTATCTCCTTGTAAGTGTATTTCATTTACTGGTTCTTTAGACCAGTGTATGTAAGATCTAATATAAACTGCTCCGTATGCTATTGCTGCAAGAATAAATCCGTACTGCTCAGTAGTAATTGCATACACAGTCCATAGACATTCATTTACTAATAATACAAGCCAAGCCCATATGACTTTACGTCCTACAAAAAATGTTCCTGTTACGCCAATGGCTGCCAATACATATGACCAATACATTATAAGTTTTCTTGATCTATCTCTTCAGTTAAATCCAAGTCTTTTATGTCGCCTAAATCAAAGTATGCTTCAAAATTATCTAAGATACCCATGTTACTTATTCCTTGGAATTAGTGATTGAGGTCCTTCTGTACCAAAGATAGACTTTGCAATTGGTACACAATTAGGTACCTTCTTGCCGTTCTTATCTTTCATCCCCAGCTGCTTGTATCCTCGCCAGCAGGCTTTCTGGATGTTATCCCAATTGTCTTCCTGCTCATTGTCGGATTCGTATCCCTTTGAGATCTCTTCATCTGTTAATTCAATATTGTTGTTATCCATAAACCTATTGTACCATTTCTGCTTCTTTAAGCCATTGGTCATCCCAAAGTCCAATTAAAGATTTATTCCCAATATCATCAAAGTAATAACGCCCTGTGTCACTGTTATGTGTCCATCCGTACCACATGTCACCTTCCATCCAGCTAAGTGAGGCGGTCTTCATAGCATCTGGATCACTCATAATGCTATCTAAATGATCATACATATGAACTTCATCAAATACTGCATGCCTTAGCGTATCCCACCTAAATATTCTATTAACTAACCAATCAATCATTTTTTACTCCAGATCTTTGCTAAATTGAGATACATCCGAGTTTCCATTTTTCATTTCATATTGTGGAACTTGTAATTCAAATCTTCTTAACTCTTCCAGGGTAGGGTTGTTTGGGTCCACTGCCCACATTTCTTTATAATGATATTTTTCTTTAACCAAGAATACGCTTGCAATAGCTCTTCTACCAGATATAACCTCAGTTACGCCATGTCTTACTTTATTGCCAAATATTAATACGCTTCCTTTTTTTGGTCTAATCGTGACATCATAATCTGGAAAGAATATGTCTCCGCCCTCAAAGTCTTCTGGATCACAAAGGTAGGCAAGTATTGTAGCGCTTACTTGCTCGTATGTTCCGTCAGGCATTGCCATAAAGTCTGTGTGTGGCCCATAGCCTGGTCCTGGACCTCTATTGTGTATAAAGGTTAACTTTGCTAATTTATATTTTACTGCATTTAAATGCAAATGGTTTTTGTACCACACATCGAGACATTTAAATATTGCATCGTCTGTATCATCAAGGTACTGCTTTGTGTCAATTACAGCAGTTACCATGTCATCATGATTTGGAGTTTTTTCCCAATCAGTAAGAGATTCTAGAAATTCATCAGCATTATCTAAAGCATCTTCAAAATACCAAATCTCGTCTGACATCTTTATAGCATTCATTTAATATCCCCTGTCTTATTTTTAATCATAATGTTTTCTCTTCCATGAGTTTTTCTTATACCAATCAATTGGCATTGATCTACGATACTTTTTTGAATTTTCAAAAAGTCCCGCCTCTACTTCTGCTTTCCATGAATCATTATTAAAAGGAATTATTTGAGCTATTGGTGTGCCAGCTTTTATGACGCCCTCAAATCCCTTCTGTATATAAAATGGTATTGCTCCATGGGGAACTATTGTAAACTCTCCATCTATTATTCCACTTAAAGTTATAAATGGCAAATCATATCTGTTTAAAGGGTGTGTAAGTACTATGCTTGATCCAGCAGGAATATGTATGGCAACACAAAAATCCCATGCAAACTCTATTTCATAATGATTGAAGGGTATTGTATTTATATTTCGAGCATCCCTAAAAGATCCTTTGTATATTGTACCATCCGATAACTTTATTTCTGGAGTTTCATTATTAAGGCTAACATGCAAATCATTTGGTAAGGTTATAATATATCCAGATGTAAAGGCATCTAAAAAAGGAACACATTGTTTTAGATCTTTAGATGTGCTCTTTTTATACCATTCTGGAATAAAACTTTTAGCTGGCAATATTGGGTTGTTGCTAAAAGTTTCATATCCAATAACATTTTTAGACAATTTAGATATTCTGTAAGGCTAATTCTATTACGTTTTCCATTTCTTCTGGAGTAACATGTGGAGACATTGCTGTAAATTCATTATCATTAACAATAAATTTAGTAAAGTTCCATGGGATTTCATCAAACTCTGCTTTAGAAACTAAATATTTAAATAGTGGGTGTGCATCTTCACCATTAACATTAATTTTTGTAGACATTAAAAAGTCTACGCCGTATTTTGTTTGACAAAAATCTTTAATTTCTGAATCTGTTCCAGGCTCCTGCTCATTAAATTGATTGCATGGAAAGCCAATCACTACAAGCTTGTCGTCCGCATACTTTTTGCTAAGAGCCTGAAGACCTTCGTACTGAACAGTAAAGCCACAATTGCTTGCAACGTTTACCAATAATAAAGTATTTTCTTTAAATTTTGATAGTTCAACAACGTTACCGTTGTTATCTGTAAAGCTATAATCATATACTGACACAATAATCTCCTTTTTATGGCAAAGTTGCCTTATATCTATATAATACTATTTATTGATTAATCTGTCAATGGCCTATATCTGTCTTCATCCATTATAATTTCATAGTAAAGCATCTCTGGTACATCATGTCCCGCCTTAAAATGTTCATGAAGGTGAAGGAATAGGTGTTCGTCATCCTTAATAGTTTCAGATTCTTCTGAAAGCAGGCAGGCTGCACAATAAATATATCCTTCTACATGCGGGTATATGTATATATCGCTGTCAAAAAACCTACTGTAAGCCAAAATTTATCCCATGTACTTGAAATGAAAATGTTTTTCACATACATCTATTACTGTGCCAGTTAGTGGCTCGGGCTCTGAATATTTGCTTTCTGATGGGCAATAAAAGCAAGGTGGCATGTTATCTATCATGTCTATATTATATCAGTTTTTATCATAAAAAGAGTTTGGGTGCTCATATACATAAGTTTGAGTCATGTATCTATTTCCGCTTAATATCTCTAATACCTCATGCTGCTTGTCACTTGGAAAAACTACCATTGAACCAGCCTTTGGCTTTATGCATAAGTCATCATGAATAAAATCAATTTCTCCACCAGTGTATTCATCATTTATATAAAGTATAGCGGTCAAGGATGGCTTTACTGGGTTGCCATCTTTTTTTACATAGCTGTATGCATCGCTATGTGCTGACATTTTAGATCCAGCATTGTACTCTCTAATCAAAAGCCAGTCTTGCCCTACATTTTCATCATTAAAATTTAATCCGTTACATGCAGAATATTCTGCTACACAGTCAAAAAATACTTTTATTGCTTTTGAGTGTAGGTCTTCTCCATTACGTAAAAATGCAGATCTTCCAATTATTGTCTCTCCTCCGCCCTTATTGGTATAGTATTCCCACCTGTCTTCTTGAATACCATCAATTAGTTCGTTTGGGTTTTCTAAAACATTTTCCCATTCCCAGATACCATTTTTTTTGTTAATTACTTTATTCATTATTTACCTCAATCATTTTATTGCACCTTATGCATGCCTGATAAGTTTTACCAGTAAATGGGCAGGACCCTGCTTTTTCAAAGCTGTGTCTTTTAATACTACAAATTAATAATCTAAGCATTTTTCTTCTCCCATAACATATCTATTATATTGTTTAAGTCTACCACACTATAGTCATTATCAATTATATTATGAAAATTATAGTCGTCTAAATCTGTTTCAGAAGAATGATTTGTTACTGGACCAACCCCACTTCTATTTATTCTCCATACCTGTCCGCCAATTCTTTTTATGGCATCTGCTTCATTTTTAAATCTTACGTCACTAATAACAACCCTATCTTCTTTAACACTATTTAAAGTAAGGTCTACCCAAAAGTTAATTCCAAACATGTCTCTTCCTATTTCTGTTCCAAAAACCTGAAGTAACCTACGTATCTCTGGAGCATCCTCTTTTGATTTATCTAATCCATAAGCATCTACTAAATCTTTGTATCTAAAATTTCCTATTTCATCTGAAGACACTATGGGATTAAGCTTATACATAGCTTCTTTCATTGGTGCAGCAAATGAGTACCGTGTAAACATGTGATGCTCTACTAACCTATCTGCGGCAGTATCTTTACCCGATCTAGCGTAACCAGATAAGCCTATAATCATCTCTTTACCCCATCCCATGTTCCTATTTTTGTTGTAGGAATACCATTTTCTTCCCATAATTTAATTATACTAGGATTATCATCCACTGCATGTTTTATTTCCCAGTACTCATTTATATGTTGAAGTATATCTTTTTTGACTTCATAGTCTTCCCTATAATCGTCATCTTGCCTCATAAATAAAACGTCGTGTGGGACGTCATTGTTTTTAAGCCATCTAGAAGTTAACGCTCTATATTTTTCTTTTCTAGCAGTAACTATAATAATATCTAAATCATTACACACTTGCCAGACCATATCCACGACATCTTTATGTGGATCACAGCTCACAGATTGTTTATGAAATAAATCATAATTTTTTTTAAATGATTCAGTTGATCTGTCTTGATTTAATATATAATGAAGTATTGGATCAACATCAACCAGTGTTCCGTCTACGTCAAATATCCACGCTGGTCTTCTCATCATCAAACACTTACCTCGTTTTCCTCGTATCAATAAATCTATCCGTGTCCCCAGATGGGCTCGAACCATCGACCCGCAGATTAAAAGTCTGCTGCTCTACCAACTGAGCTATAAGAACGCTGTCCCACCTGGCCTCGATCCAGGGACATTCGAATTAACAGTTCGACGCTCTACCAACTGAGCTATGGGACACTTAACCTAAGTATAGTATTTTATAGCAGAAAGGTCAATAGATATTATGCTATTGGCTTATAATTAATTAAGTTTAAAACACGATCAGAATCAAAGCCTTCGAACGCTCTAGTCTCATCTGAAGTTGCCCAAAAAATTATGGCGTATTTCTTGCCACTTTCAATTTTTTTCCCACCATGCCATAGATCTGCTGGAAACAAAGATATTTCTCTGGCTTTAGGTTTAAAGCAAACGCCACCCATGGAATCTTCATACAATGGGAAAAATGATTCAGGAACAAACTCTTCTAAAAATGTTGCTTCCCCACCCTCATAATCATCATTAAGGTATAAAACTCCACTATAAGACAAAGAAGAAAATTCTCCATGCATGTCTTGGTGTATTCTTAGCTGTATATCTTCGCTAAGTCTGGTTAATGAAAACCCATAAAAATATTGAGGTATGTCTGAAGGTAGCACCTCGTTTTGTGCAGACATAAACTTATCTGCATATTTTAAACAGATTTCTTCTATGTCTTTAAACATTGTAGCTGGTTTTTCATCTGGGAAAACGGCTCTAATTGCTAGCCCTTTGCCAAATGCAACTCCCACTCTGTGTCTAAACATATCTGTGTCTACGCCATTTGTATCTATCCAGCTTATAAAAAAATCAGCATCTTCTTTGCTTATAAAATCTTCAACTATTTTTAATTTATCCATGACTTATTCCTCTTTCTTTTATATTTGTTGCCCATATAGGCATTGCGATCCTTGTGCCAGACAAGATCTGTGTTATTTTATGTAATCTTGTAGATTCAAAAATAACAATACTAAGTTTTTCTGGGTCTATAGTTATGTCTGCATCCAGAAACTTTAAAAATCCGCCATCAAAATCATTATTTAAATATACTACTCCACTTCTAAATAAATGCTCTGCTTCAAAATGATTGTCAACGTGTTCTGATAAACGAGTGCCTTCCCCCAGCATAGTTAGCCACTGTGCTGCCAAAAATAGCTCCTCGTCTTTAAATAAATTATTACATTCCAGTAAAAATTTATCAGAATATTTTTTTAGTAATTCTATTACTTCTGTGTGACTAGAAAATAAATGACGTTCTGGCACATGGGACTCATACCTAAATATATTGTTTGTTTTTGCTTTTTCTGGCATATAAAATTTTTTATCATTTAAATAATTTTTTTGCATATAGTCTATTATTATTTCGGCATCTTCTTTTGTAATAAAATCTTTTATAATATAAATTTTTAAATCTTTTTCTGCATTACTAATTATTTTTGTTTCAGATTCTGGCATTATGTCTATTAGTATATGAACTCTATCATACTCACTATTGTTATCTACGCTATGAAGCTTAAGGTTATTTATTTCATAGCATTTTCCTTCTTCCATATGTATTTCTTCTCCGCCTACAGTATAGGATACCTTTTCGTTTGTGATTAATGGTATATGGAATCTTCTTACATTAGAAAGATAATCTCCGCTATCCTTATGAACAAAAACTTTGCTGTTAGCATTTAATTTTATTAAAAGTATTCTGGCAGACTGGCCAACCATTCTATCTTCTAATTCTTTGACAATTGGATAAACAAGGTCATACATTTCTTTATCTAAAGTTTCTTTTGAGAATAAAGTTCCTCTTTCCCAATGCAAGGAAGAGTTTTGAATAATATATGTATTTGTATTTACGTGTGGGTTAGGTCTTCCCTCGTAAACCGTGCTCTGTCTAGATGTGTCTAGATCCCATTCCTGAGAAAATTTTTCAACTCTACTTTTTATATTTTCTATATCAAAAGATTTAAATGGGGCAAAATTAAAATCACGATCAACTTTATTTTTCATTGATTTCTCTTTCTCTTACCATAGAATAAACCTTGTAGTCTATATAATTATTTTCTAATATTTTTTCTTTATCCTGATCTGTTAGCATATTAATAAGATCTTTTGTAGTATAAATTTTCCCCTTATACAATGTGCTAGATGAGTTTGTAATCTTTTTTGAATTTAAGGATATGTCTATCCCATGATTAGTCTTAAACCATTTAGATATTGAAGCATAATGAGAATCTAAAGCGTCCACTGTATTTACAATATCGAAGGACTCTATTTGATTTTTTGCATTTTCAAGTGAGGTTTTATCATCTTTAATAAACCAGTTAAAGGCAGTTCCTGGCTTAAAATTATGCTTTTCATAAATATCTGAAATGTTTTTTTCAAACTCTATAACATTTTGAAATACTACTTCATCTGTTGGGTTGCATATATGCCTAGACTGATAATTGTTGTGATCAACAAATCCTTCATCTTCAAACAAGTAGTACTTTAGTTTATCCAAATAGCTGCCTATTGATCTGTATCTTGGTACGTCTAAATCATTTCTGCCATGTATAAAATTAAAATATGAAACCCTGGCCTCTATTGGGTTTCTAACTAAACATGAGACAGATATGCCTGGGAATTTTTCTATTGGATACGTACCAAAATGGCCAGCTATATAAATTTCATTAGATATTGGATAGTCGTTTGGATACTGTGTGCTAATATAAGACGAAAGATTGTTTTTGTCAAGCTGCAATTTTAATTCAGATGTTAAGCTTTTGCCAGCTGTCTTAGGTACATGCAAAAAATAAAGTCTTTGTTTATTCATCTCTGTCCTTTAGTCTCATCCATTTACCATACTTATTTGGGTCTTTGCTTCCTACATATTCCTGCCCAGTTTCTAAATCAATTAGTAACCATTTGCCAGGAGCTTTTGTGTGAACAGTTAAATCTACAGGTTCATCGTACTCTGGAACTTGTATGCCTTGATACATTTTGGGGAGGAATGTATACGCATTGTCTAAAAGTTTTCTAAATTTTTCCATAACCCCATGCCTTATTAAAATTAAATAACTGATGAATCTAAAACTATGTCCATAGCATCATCAATTGTAGGGGCATGTTCTTTAGAGCATGCCCCACAACTTTTACACATTATATCTTTTTGCGTCCTGTTTTTTTAGGAGGCCTTGGAGTGGTACTTGTCTCACGGCGAATCCCATGCTTGTTGGTATCTATTTTTAATCCTTGTCGTGGAGCCTTACGTGTTGCTTCACGGCTTGTAACAGCACCTGCTGCTGATCCACTTGCTGGTGGAGTTGTGCCTGTGCCATCTTCTTTTTGAAAATTACTCATTTATAAATTGTCTTGTCTGTTCTGGAGTGGAAGACATGCTTAGAGTTAAGCCCGAATTCCCATCCCTTGAAGCCTCTACAATTGTAACTGGAGTAATACCAGTTGTGCTTCCTACTGACTCACATCCGCATTCAAAGCACATGATTAGCAATTCTCGCAATCTTTAACTGCACAGGGGGCTTCGCCTCTTGTGTCTCTTGTGCAACTTGCACTAGAGCTTACTACTGATGCAACAACTGCTGCAACTGTAGGAGCTACTACTTCTTCTTTATCAAATATTGACAATTTACTTTCCGCCCTGGCCTACGCCTGAACCGTCTTGTGTTGACTTGTCTGTTGATGCAAAAGCACCTGCTGGATCAGCAGCGTACTGCTCTCCGATTGTGTGCTGTACTGCTGGCTTTACTTCGTTAAATCCTGTTAAATTCAATCCATCTGACATTTTATTTCTCCTATAGGTTTTTAATTTAGACGGGTCTAGAATGCCGTCTAGTTAACTATTATAGCATTATCACGAAACAAAGGCTACTTTGATCCCTGTGCCTTTTGGCCTCTATAGCCAGTTTTTTTAATATTCATTGATCCAGGCTTTTTTTGACCGCTTGCATACGTTGCTGCTTGTCTTTGTGCCAGGGCTTTCTGCATTTTATCTAAGTGTTTTCCCATTTTGTTCCCCAATCATTTCTTTCATTAAGTGGTGTATTGCCCCTTTGTTTGTATCTTGTGAATGATTACTAATTAATAAATCAGTTACACCCAAATCCTTTAGACTATTCAATTCAATTTTAACACTATCTGCATTCCCGCAAATGGTCCATTCGTTTGAACCTGGCTTTTTAGATAGCATATTCTCTATCTCTTCTTCCGATTCATTTATGATTACGCATACCGAAAGCATTTGTTTTTCATTCTTTACAAACTCAGGGTTATCATATAATTGCTTATGAACACCAAGCATGCCTAAGTGGGTTGCATTATATTTTTTAGCCAAAAGCCTAGTTTGGCTTGAATGCCCACCCATAACTATTCCAGATACAGTGTTATTTGATAGCTCAAGAAATTTTAATAGCCAGTCGTCTGTATACTTTAATCTTTTTTCTTGTGTATCTAGATATTTGCTAAACCATATCATATCTTTTACTGATGTTTCTTCTTCTTGTAAATCTCCCGATACAATATTTAGCATAATCCTATTAGGTGCTATTGTATGAAAAGCCTTACATATCATTGCACAATATTCTGGGCTAATTGCATATGTTCTAACGGCTGGCATATACTTAAACTTATGATCTAAATCCAGTGCCCTTGCTGCCTTAACCCAATTATCATCTATTTTTGAATGATAAACCATAAGCATTGATTCGTATCCGACCTCATCAACTATATTAGAAATAGTTTTAAGATGAGCAATACTTGCATCTAAACCACGATCAAACCAATGAAATCTCATATTCCCATTCTATCATTTATATATAAAAGGGGCAAGACTCTCGTCCTGCCCCTTTTATTTAATTTATTTACTTAACTAAGATAACCTTAGCCTTTGGATTCTTTGCATTCCACTTTGTGGCTAGTGCATTGAATGACTTCTTTAAAGAAGCAAGTGCTGTAGCATTATCTGCTATTAGCTTAGCAATAGTTGCATCCTTAGCAAGTAATACTGCATCTGAAGCAGCCTTAGCATCGGCAAGAGCCTTGGCTGAAGCAGCCTTCTCTGCAGCAACCGCAGTTGCAAGAGCAGCATCTGAAGCAGCCTTAGCAGCAACAGCATCTGAAGCAGCCTTTACGACTGCAGCATCTGAGATTGCCTTAGCAGCAAGTGCTGCATCCTTAGCAGCAGTCTGTGCAGCAAGTTCTGATACTAGATCACGAACTGTAATTTCTGCAAATGGTGCTAGTGCACGAGCAGGAAGTCCAACTACGTCTGCAGTTGTTGCATCTCCAGCAGTTGTTGGGCTAAATGTAATTAGTGAGCGTGTTCCAGTTGCTGGAAGTGTTGCAACAAACTTTGCAACTCCAAAATCTGAAAGTGTGGCACCAGTTGTTACTGTTGCTGTATCCATAACTGCTGTTGAAGCAAATACGGTTGCAGTAATTGACTTAGCAGATACCTTGTTTCCAAATGTATCTGTTGCAGTTACTGAAATGTCTTGCTTTGTGCCAGCGGCACCAGCTGTAGGAGCTGATACTGTAAGAGTATTAATCTTACCAGCAGTTCCCTGTACGTAGTATGTAAGTGTTGTTCCGCCATTGGTGATTACAACTGTACCAATTGCTGTTGTCTTTGTATAGACATAAAATGTTGCTGTTGTGCCTGTACCAGTTGCAACTGTCAAAGATGATGATCCTGACGCTGCTCCAATTGGTGCGGCTGTAGCGTGTAGAGCAGAAACGATTGTTGCGTTTGTTGCTACTACTGAAACGTTTGTTCCAACATCAACTGTTGCAATAAACTTTAGTGCATCTGCAGCATCAACTGTGTTGTCTGCAGGTACTGGCAATGACGCAGGCGTTGCGATTGCTGATGCCGTAGTGTTTGCTACAGTGTCAAGCGATACAGCGACTGTCATTACAGCAGCACTTGCAGGTGTTGCTACCATTGTGCCCAAAGTCATGGCTGCAACCATGGCTAGTGCGATTTTCTTAAATGAGTTCATTTAATTTATTCTCCTTATTTCCTCTGCCTCTTGTATGAAACAGAAAGTTAGTGTAGTTCATGTACCTTAACATGAAATGAGCACGGATCTCCGCCTTCATCCCACTCTTGCATTTCTTCATCTGACATTGGTGGACCATCATGTGTATCGCAAAATACATCTGATATCCAGCCTCGATCATAACCATTTTTAAGCCATATTTCAAACTCTAGGTGGCTAAGATCTTCTGAATCAAATTCTATATCCATTCGGATATCTCTTCCAAGAACTTATGCTTTGGCATAGCTCCCTTAGTTCTCTTTACTTCTTTACCGTCTTTAAAAACGATAACTGTAGGCAAAGAAATAACATTGTACTTATCTGCACTGAATGTATTTTCATCCGCATCTATCTTTCCAATCCATACATTATATTCTGATGCTACTTCATCAAGTATGGGAGAAAATCTTTTGCATGGACTGCACCATTCGGCCCAAAAATCTACAAGGACTACATGATGAGAGCCAATAACTTCATCAAAATTACTGTCAGTTACAATCATTACTTATCCTTTAGCGCCTCTGCTGCTTCATTAAAGCGAATCATAAAATTTTGGATTACCCAAAATGTTGTCTCACCCGCATTTTTAGCCATTGCTTCAGATGCTTCTGGTGTTCTATCTTCTTGTGCTAAACCATTGTACCATTTCTGATATAGTTCCTGGCCAAGATCTTTAATAATACCGTCGAGTACTGTAATTTCAGCCATTAAGTTTTGCCATCCACGCTGCTTTAGTTGCTGCAAGCTTGTCTTGGGCTAACTTTAAGTCAATTGCATATTGCTTTTCTGCTTCTGCAATACCCGCATCAACCTCTAACTTCAATGCTGCTGCTCGTGCTGCCTTTGCATCCGCCAGTGCCTTTGCATCCGCCAGTGCCTTTGCATCCGCCAGTGCCTTTGCATCCGCCAGTGCCTTTGCTGCTGCTTCTGCTGCAGAATTTGTAGGGGTAGCACTTACTGCATTAGAAATTGTAATCAATTTTTTAAATGTGCCCTGTCTGCCAATAGTATTTACCGCATTGGCTTTCATGATATCAATTAATTGATTTCCAGATTGTCCAGATGAAATCATTAATTTTAAATATGTTGCTGCTGCAACCTGCGTTGCAGAAGATGTGCCAGCAATATTTTTAGAAATATTTCCTGGACCAACTGCTGGCATATTTCCTAAAGCAAAGAAGTCTAATAGTTCGGAGTCGTTATTGCTGTATGAAGCAATCTCACCAATCTGATCAACAGCACCTACTGCAACTGCTTCTGGAATACATGACGGCCAATCAATTCTTGAATAGCTTCGTGCATTACCTACTGCAGAAAAAACTGGGATAGACATTGAGTTTAACTGTTGAATTGCAGATACTGTTCTTGGGAATGTTGGGCAGTATTGTGTTCCTGCTTTTCCAAGTAGTCCGCTGCTACCTTGCGAAAGAGATATAGCCTTAACATTATATTTAGTCGCATTGTCTCTTAGCCAGAATAGTGCTGCTGAAATGGTTGATTCTCCAGTTGGCTTTCGTAATCCAGCAGAGGTATTTCCAATAATTTTAATAAAAAGTATTTTAATGTTTGGATTAGCTTGAACTGCTGCACTTGCCATAAATGTTCCATGGTCAAACCCGTTCTTTGTAATTAGGTCTGCTGGCATAGATGCTGCGCCAGCACCTTCTTGAAAGTTAGTTCCATTTGGACATAGTGCCCATTCAAGAATACAAACTTCGCCTACGATCTTTCCTTGAAGATTAGGTAGTGATGTATCGATTGCTGTGTCTAGGATTGCTAGAACTGGTGCGTCTGCACCAGATGCCTGTGAAATTGCTACAGGTGATAGAAGTGATAAAGTAAGTACCGCCGTGATTAGTTTATTTTTCATATCCTAAGTATACTAAATATACAAAGTATGTCAAGGGGTAGGCTTATACCACTTTCCTGAGTCTAAGCTTGTTCTATTATTATCTTTTTCTATTATTTCATTTACTAATAAAATAAGAAGATCAGTCACTGTGCTAAGCTCTTCTATCCTTGCCTCTAACTTTTTAACTTTTTTAGATCTCATCAACGTTACTCTTATCTATTGGTGTTGGTGCTGTGGCAAGGCTGCCACAGGCTAGGCATTCCATATCTAGAAAATATGTAGCTATTTCAAAATCTCTGAAGACTACCTTTACAATCCATACATCTGATCCACACAAACATGTATGTGTGGGTGTGCCTCTCATGTCTATAGCATTATCATAATCAACTGGAGGTATGTACCTTGGGTCATTTATCTCCATTAGATTTAACATTTCTTTTACTGCTTCTTCGTACTTATCTATGTAGTAAAATCCGACCTTGAATCTCTTAAAAAACATCGTCAAAAAAAATATTGACAGTACTACTGCAATAGAGACAGATATGATTAATGCTATTTCCATATACCAATTATACCTTAAACTTGAATATATGTATAGGGTGCAGTTACGCTCATGTTAAACTCAGTTGCTGCTTCTAAAGCTGCTTTTAATCTAAGCTTTGGGTTCTGTTGTTTTTTTGTTGCATGAAGGGCTCCAAGAGCTATTGATCCGCCGCTTCCTTCCGCCATATAATTAACTATATTTTCTCCAACATGAAAGTCTTCATCTATGGTAAAGAGTCTACCACATACTCCAACTATAAAAATTCCGCCAGTATCTTCTTCTGACGAAGAGCCAATACTTCCGTATCCATTATCTTTAAATGCAGACTTTATGGAATCAACAAACTTAGTTCTCATAAACTTATCTAAACCAGAGTTTGTTTTAGTTGGTGTATACTTTGGAGGGGTCCACATGTACTGAAGAATTTGTCCCATACGAAATGAATCTGTAAATGCAATTCCATACTGACCATTCTTAAAAACTTTTGGCTCTTTTCTAGATATGATCCAACCAGTTTTGTCATCTGATGCGGCATGGTCGGACCCCATATACACAACACCATTTTGGGCAATAGCAACAATACAAGTCATGATTTTAGTATACTATTTTTAAAATTATTTGTCTATCTGTATTATATTTTCAGCGTTAATGTGTATGCCTATATGATCTAATTTAAGCAATGACTCCTCTAGGTCTGATTTAACATGAATCAGCTCCTGCAGGGCCTCATAATATTTTTCTTTCCACTCATCTAAATCTTTTTCTAATTTATATAGCTTTATTTGAAGGTCTTTAAGTTCAATTAAAAGTCCATCGTGCTGCTTTTCAGCCAGCCGAATTAATTCTTTTTTCTTGCTCTGCTTGTAGTTAAACAGTATGCCTATTAATCCGCTTGAAACAGAGGCTATTATTGTTATAATTATTTGAGTTGTATTTAGCATTATTACATAATTATACCGTATTTATACTAATAATTCGGACGCTTTTATGTCTTCTCCAACATATTTTTTCTTAGAAATATATTCTTTAACGACCTCATGGCCATACTGTCTGCCAGATAAAATTATAGTCCATCTAGGCTCAAACTTGCTTGTTATGCATGTTTCACACATAAGCAGATTAATTGGAAGTAATGCAGATCTTTTTAAATTTAAATTAGCCTTACTCTTATTACATGAGTAGCATAGTATTTTTTCCATTAGTTTTCCTCTGTATCTATAATTGGGATTTCATTTGAAACAATAAAATCTTTTGTATCAAAAAGCTCAATAACTTCTTCAAAGCCATCGTTGTACTTTATTGAGGACATATAGGCCCCATGTGATACTATTACTCCATATCTCTGCTCTGGAATAATATACACAATTGATGCTACATCACCTTGTTCTTCCACCTGGCTTCCCCTCCAACTCGACTCGTACCCCATATGATTCTAGGATACGTTTAACCATCTCGATATAATCTATAACTCTCATTCTCATACTTCCATCGTACTGTGAAAAATTGTTTTCATATAATCTTATTGCTAAAAATTCAGGATACTTTACAATATCCATCTGTAAGTCGTGTGCAGGGCTTTTAAGTTCTCTGACCTTTTGTGCCATTTCTTTTGTATAAAAAACTGGTTTATTTGCCTCACCAGTCCATTCATTAATTCCGTATTTAAAGTGATCTTTGTCTTTGTTTATAAAGTTAGCCATGTAATCCCTTTATCTTTTTGTTTACTTCTTTTGTCTTATGTGCATTTTTTGATTTATCTGGGCTACCAGCACTAAGATAAACTCCACCCCAAACACCATAGTTATCTGACTCTACTCCATACTTATAACACATTGCTATAACGGGGCACGACATGCAAGCCTGATCAATACTTTTTGCTATGTTAACATCTGTTTCATATGTATCAAAGAACAGGTTAGTTTCCATGCCAAGACAAAGAGCTAAGTCCTGCCACTGAAGCAGGTCCTTATCTAATCCTAGACTATTTAAAATTTTTGACATATTGTAATGGAAGCTTCCATAACCCGTCGTTGTTGATTGTAAACTCTTCTGCAATACCCCATTCATTTTTGAACAGCCCATTTTTATTTGTAAAACCAGAATTATTTTTTTTCCAAATTACTAAAGAATAGTTATTCCAAAAAGATTGTAGATTTTTAGAATTAGACCTTTTTATAAAGACCTCTACTCCTAGCTCGGTTAAGTTAAGCAACGAAATTCCTGTCTAGTACCCATAGTCGGATTTGAACCGACACTCCACGGTTGGAGGCAAATTTTAAGTCTGCTGCGTCTGCCAATTCCGCCATACGGGCATAATGCTTATAACTATTATACCGTGACAAAATGGACATGTCAACTGTTTTTGGAGATTTTTACTACCTTGACGTTTTTAATTTCATCGTCTACATTAAATATATCAGATATATACTCCCTAGCATCTGCTTCTGAAAAAGCATCAACTTCGGCTAAAACCTCTAGCTTTATACTGTATTTATCCATAATACAATTATAGCATTATTTACTAGCTTTTTTATCTACTGATAAGAATGCTGAGTTAATTTCTGATACGGTCAATTTACCGTCATCTAGGAATCCCCTTGCAAGTCTTTCAACTACTGTAGCAACTCCAAGAGTTCCTGCCAATATGACTGCCTTATAGGTTTCAATTCCTACTACTGCTCCTGCTCCAATTACAGATAAACCAGAGGCTGCAAATACAGCAATAATTCTAGCTAGAATATTATTGATGCTTGCTATCTTACCTCCGCCTACATGAGTTGGTTTTTCAATATATGCTTTTGCCATTATTTATTCTCTTTTCTTAGCGGGATCGTAATTAGCCAGACTATTGTTACTGCTAATACTGCAATGCCAACGATGTCTCTTGCTGATCCCGTCAAAGTTAACCATGCAATAAAGAAGCCAAGGAGGGTGAATGCTTGTGCTATTAATTCCATTCCTGCGTCTTTAAACCATTTAATTAATCCCTTTATCATTTTTCCTATTAGGGAAATTACTTTATTGATTATTTTCATTTGTTCCTCCTTATCATTGCCCCTGCAATTTGTGATGCAATGACCACTGGGACAATTACTTCTTGAGCTTTCTCTCTCTGATCATCTGTCATATCCATACCTAATTTAGAGAAATTAGATAGGAGTTCTGTAACATTCACTTCAAATACTGCTCCAAGTGGGTCTGCTAAGAATGCTTCTGTTTGTACTTCTGTTACTGCATCTGCTAATGTAAATGGCATTGGAGTTTCTCCTGCCTCCGCCTCTCTATCTGAGAACTCAACAAATGCTTCAGCAAGTGCTGGGTTAGACTTCATCTGCTCAGCAATCTGTGCAACTTCTGAAGGCTTAATACCAAGGTCTTGTGCAACCTCAGCCTTTGCTTCTTGAGTCAAGGCTCTGAGTGTCTGGCTAACTGCTGTTACTTGTTCAGGAGAAAGAGTAACCAACTTGTTATCACTGCTTGTAAGGTTGGCAATAACATTAGATAGATCTTCTTCTGTTCCAGTTCCCTTTTCAGGAACCAGTGCTGCTAAGACCTCATCTTTAATTACTACATCTGGCTCAGTCCAAGGATTCTCTTCTGGCTTTGGTTCTGGACCAGGTTCTGGTGAAGGTTCTGGGTCAGGCTCTTCAGTTGTCTCTGGAGTAGGTTCTGGAGAAGGCTCAGGAGTTGGTGGTTCCTCTGGGGTAGGCTCAGGTGTAGGCTCCTCTGTAGGGTCCACTGTAGGCTCTGGAGAAGGCTCTGGTGTAGGAGGCTCTTCTGCCGTAGGTTCAGGGCTTGGTTCTGGTGTAGGTGGTTCCTCAGCAGTAGGTTCTGGACTTGGCTCAGGAGTAGGTGGCTCTTCAGCAGTTGGTTCTGGGCTTGGCTCTGGGGTGGGTTGATTTGCTGCAGCGTTGGCTGCTGCTTGGGCAATAGCAGATTGAATTTCTCTTTGTAGTTGCTCGTCATAGCAACGCCATGCATCATCAATTGCACTATTAACATTATTAATTGCTTGATCGTATGCATTTATAGCATTATTTTTATTTTGCAATGCTGTTACAACATTTAAACTTGCATTCTCGGCCTCAGTCGTTTTATTAGTTAAGGTTTGATTGTAACCATTTAATATTGAAACCTCTTGATTATAAACACTTAATTTATTATTGTATACAGCCTGCGCTGAGGTAACTGCATCAGTTAACTCTTGGCTTGGAGCACTTCCTATAATAGTTTTTATAATTACATTATCAATAACGTACCAGTCATCATTTGCCCAAAAATATATCTCATGAATTTGTTTACCAGGTAGGGCATCTAAAACCTCTTGATGAACAAATCCTGGATAATTTGAATTAACATTGTCTTGAATTGTAAAGTTATATGTTGTTCCATCTGTATGCCTGACCATAGCAGTGGCATCTCCATTTTTTGCATAAACGGAAAATTTAACCTGAGTAACTGCTCCCTCACTCCAAT